GTGTGGCTGATGCCGTCAAGGCAGAGCGCACCAAGTGGGAAGCCGAACAGGCTGCCAGCCAGCGCATCCCCGGCGGCATGACCGGCGCGCCTGTGGTGGCGCAGTTCGGCGACATCGCCAAGTTTGACAACCTGGAAATCGCTGACCTGGCTGTCCTGGCCGCACTCGGCAAGGCGACCAAGATGTCGGGCAAGACTGACGGCCCTAGCCTCGAACTGCTCAAGGCGCTGACCGTGCGCCTGGGCGAGTCCGACGAAGGCAAGGCACCGGAGTACGGCGCGGCTAAGGGCGCGCTGAAGATGGCGCAGGCGAAGGTGCACGGCGGCGCGGCTGTCAAGGCCAACGAACTGAACTACAGCACGTACACCAGCTACGGTGACGAGTGGATTGGCGTGACCTACTCCACACAGTTGTGGGACAAGATTCGCTTGGCGACTCCGGTTGTCGGGCGTATCCCGACCGTGCCCGTGCCGCAGGGCAGCGAGTCCGTGGTGATTCCGCTGTTGGGCACCTCGCCCACGTTTTATAAGGTCGCGCAGGCGACGGCGCAGGATGCGAATCCTGGTCGCGTAACGGCGACGTACACATCTGGCAAACTGGCAACCGGACAGCAGTCGCTGACCGTCTCCAAGTTGGGCGCGATGGTGAACTGGGGCGGTGAACTGGACGAAGATTCGTTCGTGCCCTGGGTGCAGGAATTGCGCCGCGACCTCACCAACGAGGCAGCGGAGATTCTCGAACACCTGGTCATCGACGGCGACACCACGCTGACCGCCACCACGAACATCAACAACATCGGCGGCACCCCGGCGGCTACTGCGGTCTACACCGTTATGAACGGCTTCCGCAAGTTGGCCCTGGTGACGAACACCGCCAACAGCCGCAGCGCCGGCAGCCTGGACGTTGAGGACTACCTCGAGACGCTCAAGCTGATGGGCCTGGGTGGCCGCAACGCCGCCGACAAGAACGCCGTGTCGTTCATCACCGACATGCACACCAACTGGGCGAGCCTGAAACTGGCGGAACTCAAGACCACCGACGTCAACTCGCAGGCGACCGTCGAAAACGGGCAGCTTACCCGCATTTGGGGACGCGAGATTATCACGTCTGCCAACATGCACCGTGCCAACCAGGATGCCACCTACGGGTTGAAGGCGAACACGGCCGGTAAGGTCGACCTGGACACAGCGTCCAACAACATCGCCGGCGCAATCCTGGCCGTGCGGTGGGATCAGTGGCGCTTTGGCTATAAGCGCATGATGAACTTCGAGATCCAGCGGGTACCCGAAGCCGACGCCACCACCATCGTGGTTAACATGCGCGTCGGCATGATCAACCGGGATAACGAAGCCGCTGCCATCAGCTACAACGTGACCCTGAGCTAGTGACGATGGGCGATAGGGGAGGGGTATTACTCTCCCCTTGACCCAAGGAGGATACATGGCACAGCTATACAACCTCAAGGCAGGGGTGAGCACAGAAGCGGACCTGGTGGCGGCGCCGGAGCACTACCAGGTGATTGCCGCCAACGGTGCGGCAGCTATCACCAACGGCATTGCGATTATCACCAAGGGGACCGCCTGTGCGGTCACGCTTGGCACGCCGACAAGCGCACAGAACGGGACCAAGATCACGTTCATCAGCGCGACGGCAGCGGCGCACACCGTTGCGGCAGCGACCATCGGCTTCAACGCCGGGGACGCCGCCAAAGACACAGGCACGTTCGGCGGGGCTATCGGTGACGGGTTTACCTGCATCGCCTACGAAGGCGAATGGCTGGTAACGAGCGCCACCAACGTGACCTTCGCATAAGGAGACAGGGCAATGCGGGTGCAATTTCTGGTTGACTATCGGGGCAAGCTGACACGCGAGAACTATTACGTCACTGGACAGGTGGCGGAGTTCGAGCCTGCCATCGCACAAGCCCTGATTGGCGAAGGGCGGGCGGTGGCATTCGCCGAGCCGGAACCGGAAATCACACCCGCATTGCCTAAGCCTGCCAGGCGCAAGGTAAGCGGGGGCACGCTATGACAGCATCCTACTGCACAGCGAACGACGTAGCGGTCGCACTTAACATCGCCGGCACGCAAGACGATGGCTGGCTGACCACGCTGGCTGATTCGGCAAGCCGTTGGATTGACGCCCACTGTGCCGTGCCGGCCGGCGGCTTTGCCGTGACGGCAGACAGCACCCGCCAGTACGACGCCTGCGCCATCGATGACGGGGCGCTGCATCTGGACATGCCGCTGGTGGCGCTGACCAGCTTGACGAACGGCGACGGCACGGCCATCGACAAGGCGACGGTGCGGCTCTACCCGCTCAACGGCGGGCACTACTGGACGATCCGCATGTTGTCAACCGGCCCCGGCTGGCAGTGGGTGCAGGATGGGCTCTACACCGTGACGGGTAAGTGGGGGTGGAGCACCACGCCGCCCACGCCCGTCAAGGAGGCGACGACCATGCTGGCGGCGTGGATGTATAAGCGCTACCAGGCCGGGCTGCAGGATTCCAACAACAACGCCGAAATCGGGCAGATGATGTACAGCGAGAAGATGCCCAAGCAGGTCGTGGCGCTGCTGGCGCCGTTCCGCATCGGGGTGCGCCTGCTATGAGCCTGCCAGATACCTTAGCCGGGGCAATTGACGGGCTGCTAGGCGCAGTGGAGACAATGCCGGGGCTGACCAGGGTCTACGATGACCCGCCGGCCAGTCTGAGCGAGTTCCCCTGCGCGTTCGTGGTAGCCAGCAATGGCGAGATGAGCGACAGCGGCGCGGGCGGCATTGCGTTCCACACGCTGGCCATCGAGATCTACCAGGCGCCCAACATCACGGCGCAAGCGGTCGACGGGGCGAAGGTGTGGCCCGATCGGGTGTTCGCAGCCCTGAAGGCGGACCCGCTGCTAGGCGGCAACGTCACGCACATCAGATGGCCCATCACCTACCGGGCGCTGGGCTTGACCTACAACAACGTCACGCATTACGGAATGCGGTTTGAGGTAACAGTAAAGGTAATCGAGCAATGAGCGAGATCACACTGAGGTATCTGGGCGGCGCCTTTATCCACGGCGTACCCGCCCGCGACCTGACGGCAGAGGAAGCCGCGCAGTATGGCGCGCTCATTGCCGACCAGGAAGCGGTCACCCACACGCAGATGTATGAACCAGTGGGGCAGCCGGCGCAGGCACCCAAGGGTAAGCAGGCGGCGGCAGCACCGGCCGCGCAGGAGGTAAGCAATGGCTAGCCAGTATGGCCCGTTTACGATGAACAAAACCGCCTTAGGGCGGGAATCGACGTTCGGCACCGGCGTGGCGGCCACTACGCTGTGGCGCGGTCCGTTTAGCATGGTCGAGGATGCCAGCGAGAAGGTGACGGTCGACGAGAACGTCGGGCTCCTGGTGCAAGCCGAGCGCACCTACGATACCAAGCACCTTGGCCGGCTGGCGATGCCCTCCACCGAACTGACGTTCGAACAGGTCTGCCACATCTTGGAGGCCGGCGTCAAGGCGGCGACCCCCAGCGGTGCCGGCCCGTACACGCGGGTGTATACGTACCCGACCGATAACACGGTGCCGACGCCGAAGAGCTACACCATCGAAACGTACAACAACCTGGCGGACGTCGATGCGCAGAAGATGACCGGCGGCTTGGTAGAGGAGTTCACCTTCGAGGGCAACGCGCGCGAGGCCTGGAAAATGAGCGCCACCTGGTTTGGCCGGCGCCCTGCCAGTGCTACACCGACGGCGCTGTCCACGTTGGTCACGGTCGAGGAAGTGCTAATCCCCAAGACCTTGCTCTACATCGATGCGACCGGCGGCACCATCGGTACGACGCAGAAGGTCGGCACGTTCATGGGCGCGCAGGTGCGGGTCAAGACGGGGCTGGTGCCCTTGCCCGTTGGCGACGGCAACCTGTACCACCCGACGTACAAGTGGACCAAGCCGGAGATCACCTACACCATCACGCTGGAGCTGGAGAAGGACGTCGCAGCCTCGCAGGTGGCGACCGAACGCACGGCGCGGTTGAATGGCACGGTGCGGCTAATCAAGCTGATTGCGACGGGTTCCGGCAGCAAGTCTTTTGCCATCCAGTGGGCGGGCGTGCACGACTCCGTTGGCGACTACACCAACAGCGACGGCAACACGACGGTACAACTGAGCGGGCACGCAGTCTACAGCAGCGCCGACACGCTGTTCTGGACCTGCACCGTGCTCAACAGCGTGGCGACACTGCCGTAATCAGGGGGCACACCAAGGAGCGTTATGGGATTCTTTACCAGTGTAACAAAGCCGGTAGACCTTGGCGGCGGCAACACCGTCACCATCAAGCGCGTCACCTATGGCGAACGCCAGGAGGCGGCATCGAAGTCGGTCAAGGGCGGGATACTGGACATGCCGCGCTACCAGATGGAACTGTTGTGCCGGGCCGTCGTGAGTTGGGAAGGACCCGACTTCGAAGGGCGGCCGGCTTCGGCAGAGAACATCGCGGAACTGCCGGGCTACATTGCTGACAAGCTGGTTAGCGAAGCCAACGCGCTGGCAGAGCTGACCGCGGACGAGGGAAACTGATATGGCGTGGCTACGAAGATCGCATCATGTACGACAGCGAGAACGTAGCCACGCCGACCAGATACGGCGTGCTGCTGGCGATCATGCGCGAATACGGATGGAGTTGGCAGGACCTGTGCGAGGCCCCCAACGACCTGGTGGAAGAAATCGCCATGCGCATCACGGCGGAACAGCACTGGACGGCAGAGCGCAATAAGCGCGATGCGCAGATGAACGAAGCGCGGACGGCACTTAGCAGGTAAGCGGGCAGGTAAGGGGCGGCACTGTGGGCGATGAAGTAAAGGTCGGCATAGTCGTAGAGGATAAGACCGGACCCGGCCTTGCATCGGCAAAGCGCAACATAGAGGGCTTGGGCAAGGGCGCGGCATCGGCGGCCGGCGGCTTTAGCACGATGGAAAAGGCCATTGTCGGCGTCGGCGCGGCAGCAGCCGGGCTCACCGCGGCGGCCGGCTTTGGCGTGCTCAAGATGGCGCAGGGTGCCCTCCAGTCCTACGCCGCCTACGAACGTCTAGGGCAGTCGATCAACGCCCTTACTGCCAAACAGGCCCTCCTGAGCGGCAGCGCGTCAACCATGACGCAGGCCCTCGCGCAGACCAAGACGCAGAGTAAGGAATTGCTGGGCTGGATCGAAAAGCTCGCCATTGAATCGCCGTTTCGCCAAGACGACGTCGCCAACGCCTTCCGGCTGGCGATGGCGTTGGGCTTCAATACCAAAGAGGCGCAACGC